CTAACCCCCTACCCCCTTTATACTAAAAGCGACCACCTTTTTTTAGCACTAAAGTGCAGCTGTCTCGAATAATATCACTCATTTTTTAGGATTGACGATTTTTTGACCCCCCACCCCTTACTATAGTATAAAAGAGTCAGGAACCTTCTTACCCCTTTTAATTTTTTAAAAAATAGTATATATGTAAAAGAACCATGGAGGGTGACGCATGAATATTGGTGGATTAGCTTCGATTTCTTCGAACTCTGCCCCAAGGCAGACTGTTATTAATGGTCAGCCCCATATGTTATCGTATATAAACCCTGAAGAAGCTCAGTTATTAAAAGACCGTGGTGGATCTGGCAGACCGACTATTGCAGGAATCCCAGCTTTTTATGAGACAGCAGAAGAAAGCGAAGGAACAGACGCTGAAGGTTCACCTAGCGACAATGATAACGATCCTTCTACAAATATGGGACTAGATAGTTCTATAAGTGATATGACAGAAGTTTCAGCAGGGATGGGTGCGACATCTAGTTCAGGGGATCCAGGAATTGGTCCAGTAGATTTTGGATTAGGTCCATTTGGAGGGTTTGGTCCAAATGTAAGCATGGGTAATACTATGACCGATACAAATTTTAGTGGTAATCAAGGTTATAATCCAGGAGATGTCACTAGCACTAATTTAGGAGTAGGTGGTTATACTGATCTTGGCACAGGAAGAAATACTAATACTAATTTAGGATATGCAATTAATAATTTTTTTAATAATTTACAGCCAAAAGATTTTGCAAAATTTGGTATAAATGCACTTTCTTTAGTTCCGAACCCTGTACAGCCTATTGCTCAAATGATTTCTAAAGGAATGACTATTGCTGATTTAGCAAATATAGCAAAAGGTGATCGTAGTGGTGTTTTGGGTTCTGTTGTTGGTGGTCTTGAAAATACGATTGGAACACTTTCGCAACCTGACCTTGGTTCCATAACTGAGAGTTTAGGTGCACAAGCTAGAGGTGAATAGTGAATCTTAATTCAATAGAAGATGTTCAATCGTTTATTGGTAGTATTGATTTAACTACATTAAAGCGAGATGAGTTATTAGAATTAAATTTAATTACTGACGAATTACAAAGACGTGAAAAACAAGAAGCGTGCCGTTCAGACTTTCTAAGTTTTGTTAGGACTATGTGGCCATCGTTCATTGAGGGTGCACACCATCGAGTTATGTGTGAACAATTTAATAAAATAGCTAGAGGTGAATTAAGACGAGTTATAATAAATATGGCTCCTCGACATTCGAAATCAGAAATGTCTAGTTATATGTTACCATCATGGTTATTAGGTATTAAGCCAGATTTAAAAATAATTCAAGCAACGCACACTGGTGAACTAGCCGTAAGGTTTGGTAGAAAAGTCAGGGATTTAGTTGATACAACCGAGTATAAGGAGATATTTCCAAATGTTTCATTGCGAGCAGATTCCAAAGCAGCAGGAAGATGGGAAACAACCGAGAGTGGTGAATACTTTGCTTCTGGTGTTGGAGGTGCCATTACTGGTCGTGGTGCTGATATACTTATCATTGACGACCCCCACTCGGAACAAGACGCATTAAGTGAAACGGCTATGGACATGGCTTACGAATGGTATACTTCTGGTCCACGACAAAGACTTCAACCTGGAGGAACAATCATTCTTGTGATGACAAGATGGTCAAAAAAGGATTTAACTGGGCAATTATTAAAAGCACAGATGGCAGATGTCAAGTCTGATAAGTGGGAACTAATAGAATTTCCTGCAATAATGCCTTCTGGACAGCCTGTTTGGCCAGAGTTTTGGAAATTAGAAGAATTAGAAGGAATAAGAGCGTCTTTACCTCATGGAAAATGGGCTGCACAGTGGATGCAAGAGCCTACAGGTGGAGAAGGTGCAATAATTAAGAAAGAATGGATAAAAATTTGGGAAAAAAATGAGCCCCCTGTTACCGATTATATAATTCAAAGTTATGATACGGCTTTTTTGAAGTCAGAACGTGCCGATTATAGTGCGATTACGACTTGGGGTGTGTTTTATAAGGATGAGGGTGGTGAACCTAACATAATTTTGCTTGATTCTATTAAAGATCGGTACGATTTTCCTGAATTAAAAGAAGTTGCGTACGAAAATTATATACATTGGGATCCAGATGTAGTTATAATAGAAGCCAAAGCGTCAGGACTACCCTTAACGCAAGAATTACGAAAGATGGGTATACCTGTACAAAACTATTCGCCAAACAGGGGGCAAGATAAAATTGTTAGGGCTAATGCTGTGGCACCCTTATTCGAATCTGGAATGGTATGGGTGCCAGAAACAAGATGGGCAGAAGAATTGGTCGACGAGCTTACGGAATTTCCTAATGGTGAGCATGATGATTTGGTTGATTCCACTACTCAGGCTTTGTTACGATTTAGGCAAGGGGGTTTCCTAAAACACCCAGCAGATTATGAAGATGAACCATTAGGTTATGAAACAAAAAGTTTTGTTTATTATTAAGGAATAATTATGGCAGTTGAAAAAGTAGTTCCAATAGTAGAAGAAGAAGTTCTTGAAATCGAGATTGTTCCAGAAGAGGAAGAAGTATCTTTTGATCCATCGAATACTGTTTTATTAGAAGATGGTGGGGCAGTCGTAAACTACGAGGAGAATGACGATGAATCTGAAGAAGATTTTGATGCAAACTTGGCAGAAAATATGGACGATGATGAACTTGGCGAACTTACTAGCCAACTTCTTTCAGACTATAAAGACGATCTTGAGTCTAGGCAAGAGTGGCTCGAAAGCTACACAGACGGACTCGATCTCCTCGGAACGAATACAGACGAAAGAACGGAACCGTTCAGAGGTGCATCAGGTGTCTACCACCCCCTCCTCGCAGAAAGTGCGACGCAGTTCCAAAGTCAAGCGTACAAAGAACTCCTCCCTCCAAGTGGACCAGTCCACACAAGGATCATTGGTGAAACGTCGAAAGAAGTCGAAGCCCAAGCTAAAAGGGTAAAAGATTATATGAACTTTATGGTTCTTGACGTAATGGAAGAATTCGACCCTGAATTAGATCAGATGTTATATTACCTTCCATTATCAGGATCTACTTTTAAAAAGACTTATTTTGACCAAGCGTTAAATAGACCTGTAAGTAAGTTTGTACCAGCTGACGATTTAGTTGTTGCTTATACAGAAAGTAATTTACAAACTTGTGGTCGTTTTACGCATGTAATAAACATGAGTCTTAATGATTTAAGAAAAATGCAAGTTTCTGGTTTCTACAGGGATATAGAACTATCCGATGATTCTCAAGCAGAAGATAGTGATATAAAAGATAAGATTCAAGAAATAACAGGATTTAGACGTTCTTCTCAAAGTAACGATATGGTTACTATTTTAGAAATGCACGTAGATTTAGATTTAGAAGGATACCCTGACCTTGACGAAGATGGCGAAGAAACAGGAATAGCTTGCCCCTATATTGTAACTATACATGAAGAAACAATGGATATATTAGCTATAAAGAGAAACTATAGAAAAGAAGATAAAAAGAAACAAAAAATTAGATACTTTACACACTATAAGTTTACTCCTGGATTAGGGTTTTACGGTTTTGGCTTAATACATATGATTGGTGGGTTGACAAAGTCAGCGACATCTATCCTTAGACAATTAATTGATGCAGGTACATTAGCAAATTTACCAGCAGGTTTTAAATCAAGAGGACTAAGGGTACGAGACGATGACCAACCCTTACAGCCAGGAGAATTCCGAGACGTAGATGCTCCAGGATCATCGATCCGTGACGCTATCATGCCACTCCCCTACAAAGAGCCATCAGCAACTCTCCTCCAGATGCTTGGTGTGTTAATTGAAAGTGGTAGACGTTTCGCATCGGTCTCGGATATTAATGTAGGCGAAGGAAATCAGGCTATGCCTGTTGGAACAACAGTTGCTTTATTAGAACAAGGCACAAAAATATTATCAGCAATACATAAACGATTACATTTTGCTCAGCGACAAGAATTAAGAATATTAGCTGAAGTAATAAGGAAATCGACTTCTGCTGAATACCCTTACCAAATGACAAATACAGAAGCGACAATAAAAGCGTCTGATTTTGACGATAGAATAGATGTCGTTCCAGTAAGTGATCCAGCTATGTTTAGTACAGCTCAAAGAATTACAATGGCACAAACACAACTTCAATTAGCACAGGCAGCACCACAAATCCATGACTTACAAGAAGCGTATAGACGTATGTATTCGGCACTTGGGGTACAAAATATTGATACAATATTACCACCTAAAGTTGAACAAGTACCGAAAGACCCTGCAAGTGAAAATGCTGATGCACTCATGGCAAAACCACTTAAAGCGTTTCAAGGACAAAATCACGATGCACATGTAGCTACACATAGTGCCTTTTTACAAGACCCTAATATGCAAAAGAACCAAATGGCAATGCAAGGCTTAATGGCACATATGCAAGAACATCTTGCTTTAAAATATAAAGAGCAAATTGAACAAGCTATTGGTCAACCACTTCCTGCTGCAGGTCAAGTATTACCACCAGAACAAGAAGCGATGTTGGCACAAGCTACAGCAAAAGCAACTCAGGAGATTAGTCAAATGGCACAGCAGATTTCAGGAACAGGACAGTTCGACCCTATCGTAAAACTAAAAGAACAAGAAATACAAGTCGAGCAATCCGAAGTACAAAGAAAAGCAGCATCAGACCAAGCAAAACAACAAATTGCTTTAGCCAAATTGCAACAAGATGCTGTTTTAAAAGAAAGAGAAATACAATCAGAAGAAGATATTGCAGCATTACGAGCAAATGTAACTTTAGCAACCTCGAAAGGATAAGATATGCCAAGCCGTATGAAACAAATTATGGATGAGTTAAAAGATGAAACCGATCCAGATAAAATTCAAATATTAGAACTAGATCTACAAACTCTTTTAGGCACTAGTCCAAAACGTAAAAGTAAGGGTGTAAAAAGTAAATCTTTAGGTGGTTCTATGGGTGGAAATACTCAAGGCGATATGGACTTTGCAGGAGTTACAGGAGACGAAGTCTTAGCGACCAATATGTCAAGAGGTGGTCGTAAGGCTATAAAAGGATTAAAATTTAAAGGTATATTTTAATGGATATAGTTACCTATTTACAAAAGGTAATTCAAGAACGACGAGCAGAGATTAGCGAAACGCTAATGTCAAGTGGTGTTGGTGATATGAGCCAATATCAAAATTTCATGGGGCAAGTATCTGCTCTTGCATTTATGGAACAAACATTAAGTAAAATAAAAACAAATATGGAGACGCTAGACGATGACTAAAACACTATTCGTACCTGAACGTATAGCTCAGGAACGCTCGACTGCAGCAAAAAAAGCTACAGTATCGTCAAACTTAAATACTCTTGATCCATCTAAGTTTGGATTACCGAAAGAGAATGATAGTTTATCTGCTTTGGAAAAGTTACCAAAGCCTACTGGATGGAGAATTTTAATTCTTCCTTATATAATGCCGAGTGAGACTAAGAACGGCATAATCCTTTCAGATGAGACAGTTGAGCGTAACAGAATCGCAACTAATGTTGGCTATGTAGTCAGTGTTGGTCCAGACGCATATAAAGATAAAGATAAATTTCCTGATGGTCCTTGGTGTAAAAAGGGTGATTGGGTAATGTTCGGTCGATATGCTGGTTCTAAATTTAAAATTGTTGATGCTGAACCTCGTTTATTAAACGATGACGAGATTCTAGCAACGATAGGACACCCATCTGATATATTACATGTTTTATAAGGAGACTTAAATGGATAATACTCAATTAAAAGAAGAAGAAAAGACCGAACAACTTGAACTCAATATTGAAATTGAAGACGATGAAGTTGAAACGGATTCTGGGGTAGAGGTAAAAAAAGAAAACTCCTCTACAAAAAATGATGATGAACTCGGTTCGTATACCGAAGATGTCAAAAAAAGAATTAATACTTTAACTTGGAAAATGAGAGAGGCTGAACGTAGGGAAAAAGCAGCACTCGATTATGCTAAAAAAGTTAAGGAAGAAAATGAAAACCTTTCTACTAAGTACGATAAAACTAATGAAGACCTCCAAGAACAGTATGGTGGTAAAATTGTTAGTCAATTAGCCGAAGCGAAACGAGCTTATACATTAGCTTATGAAGAGGGTGATGCTACGCAAATGGCAGAAGCTCAGTCTGTAATAGCAAAATTAAGTGTAGAAGAAGAAAATGTAAAAAAAGAAAAAGCTAGGCTTGCTACAAAGAAGGAAGAAGTAAAAACCGTTGCAGAACAACCAGTTACGCAAAACACACCTGCTCAAGCACCTGATCCAAAGGCTGTAGATTGGGCTAGTCGAAACGAATGGTTTGGAAAAAACGACGCAATGACCTTTACAGTTTATTCAATTCACCGTAAGCTGACAGAAGAAGAAGGTTATGATGCTACTTCTGACGAATACTATGCAGAAGTAGATAAAAGAATGAGAGACGAATTTCCTCATAAATTTGAGGATAACAAAACAGGAGCAACTCGTAAAAACGTCCAAACGGTTGCCTCTGCAAATAGAAATGTAAAAAATGGACGCAATACTATTCGCTTGACCAAAAGTCAAGTGGCTATCGCAAAAAAACTTGGAGTACCACTCGAAGAATACGCAAAACATGTGAAGGAGCCAACTTAATGTCACAAAATATTACGAATAGAACCTCACGTGCTGCTGAAACTCGTTCAACGCAAGAACGCAAGAGACCTTGGAAACCAGCATCATCTTTAGAAACACCTCAAGCCCCTGAAGGCTATAAATTCAGATGGATAAGATCAGAAGTACGTGGAGTTTCAGACTCTAAAAACGTCGCTTCTCGTTTACGAGAAGGATGGGAGTTTGTTCGTGCTGATGAATATCCAGATTTTCATGCTCCGACTATTGAAGACGGTAAGCATGCTGGTGTAATAGGAGTTGGTGGGTTAATATTAGCCAAGATCCCATTAGATGTTGTCGAAAGTCGTGCATCTTATTTTGCAGGTCAAACTGCAGATCAGATGACAGCCGTAGATAACGATCTTATGAAAGAACAGCACCCTTTGATGCCTATCAGCAAAGAAGGGGGTAGTCGTGTAACTTTTGGTGGTCCAAGAACGAAAGTTTGAGGATCTAATTTTTAACTTTAATTCGGAGATTTTGAATTATGGCAAACAGTAATGTATCCTTTGGCTTAAAGCCTATAGGGATTTTGGGTGCAGCACCCTACTCTTCAGGAGTAACTGAATACCGTATTGCATCGGATAATAGTAATCCGATCTTTCAGGGTATGGCAGTTATTCCATTAACAGCTGGAGTTATTGATGATCTACAGGCAGCAGCAGGTGGAAACGTCGGTATCGCAGGTGTGTTTAATGGTTGTGAATATGTTTCTTCAACAACAGGAGAAAGAATATTCTCTAACTTTTGGCCAGGATCAGGGGCAGATAGTAACTTCCCTGTAAAGGCTTTCTTGTACGATAATCCTAATCAGTTATTTACTATATGTACTTCTAACGTAGTATCTGCAGCAAACACTGAAGCAGAGATTCGTGCAGCAGTATTTGCAAATATTGCTTTCGCAACTGGAAACAGTGGTTCTACAACTACTGGTATTTCAACTGCAACAGCAGATTTAAATACTATAGCAACTACCAACACTTTAGCATTAAGAATTATGGGTGTCCAAGATGACCCTGAAAATTCTGATTTTACTGCTGCTGGTATTCCATTAATTGTTCGTATAAACAACCACTTCAATGCACCAACTGGTTCTATTGCTGCTGGTACTGTTTCTACAACTGGCGTATAAGGGAGAGTGAATAATGGCGATTTCACGTGCACAACTAGCTAAAGAGCTAGAACCAGGATTGAACGCACTGTTCGGTATGGAATATGGTAGGTACGAAAACGAACATTCAGAAATTTTTGATACAGAGTCTTCAGACAGAGCGTTTGAAGAGGAAGTCATGCTTTCTGGGTTCGGTGCAGCACCAACAAAGTCTGAAGGTGGTACAGTTAATTTTGATACTGCAAACGAAGCATTTACTGCTCGTTTCACTCATGAAACTGTAGCGTTAGCATTTTCTATTACAGAAGAAGCTATCGAAGACAACCTTTATGA